AAATTACCGCCTGGATTCTTACGCCCAGCAGTTTCATATATTGCGCCAGACATCGATGCATTGTGAATACGGGCTAACGATGTAAAGCCTTTGCGGTTAGGTCGGCTAGGTGTGGTTTTATAACCTATACCGCCTCTAGCAGCTCGACCATCCCAATACCATCTGCTGTTATTAGAAACTTTACCCCAGCCCGATAGCGGTGCAGCAGATGGGATAAAGCCACGAGCCTTTTTTGTAATAGGTTTAAGTAATCCAGCCATTTCTTTTTGAGTTTCTTTAGCTAAATCTGGCGTGAATTTTCTAAGGGCTTTGCGAAGTTCAAGGCCGCCTTTTACTTGTACTGGCATCTTTAAACTCCTTTGCTCTATCTTTCATAGCCTGCAGTAAAGCCTTAAACATCCTGCTATCTAGTGCTAGTAAATCATTGGGCGCGATACCCGTTTCCAAACTGATCCGTGCGACCAAGTAAGTAAACGAGTCACGCCCTATAGTTCCGGGTCATCATCCAGTACCTCAACTTTTTTAAGTGTCTTAATAAACTCTGCACCGAACATTGGCACGGTTTCGCCTGCAGCTTTTAAGCACTCCCAAGAAAGGTAGTACACATCTGTCTGTTTTTCATTTATACGAAACGCAGCATGAAAGCCTTGCTTTGCATAAATTTCAAACGCGTATTCAATAAATGGCGTTACCTGATGCTCAGATACGCTGCCATCTACCTTTGTAATCTTTAACTTTGCCATCTGTTAGCCCCTATTCTTTTTGTTATGGTGCGGTTGTAATTACGATTGGTGAATTACAAGTAAATGTAATTGATTGTGTAGCGATGTCTGCTACTGCGCCGTTAATATCTGTAGTGTTATTAACTAGGATTGTGGTGCTGTATAGCGGATTAGTAGCTGATACCACTGCGCTTGTCTGCTTTAGCGTAATTGGTACTGTTGTACCCCATGCAGCCTGAAGGGTTGCGTTTACGTTTGCTGCAGCTGTGTCGCTTAGGAAATCTAAAGTAATGGTGCTTGCTTCTAAACCCTTAACGAACTTATGAGCTGTGTCGCCCATAGCAGTTACTTCGAGTTCATCGAACACGCGGTTAATTGTTGCCGATGTAACATGGTCAGTAAGTACTACTGAGTTAAGAGTTACAACGACTGTATTATTTAAATATACGGCCATTTGTTTATTCCTCGATCTGCTCGGTTACGGGTGCTTTGGTTTTTGTTTCTTTTACTGGTGCTGCTTCGATCTGCCCAATTTTGATTAAGAAGGCAATATCCTCATCTGTGTATGACATGGTTTAACTCCAGCTCGATAGTATGGATATGGTGAATTCGGCTGTTAAAAGATCGCCGCTATCAGCATTTAATACGCCAGGCGCGCTAACGCTAGTTATATTAAATACAAGGTTAGATGCAGCTAGTTTTGTATAGGCTGCAACGATGAAATCCTCAATGCCCTGCAGGTTGCCCTGGTTATCGAACATCGGCACAGTTAGCAAAATTTTAAAATTAGCCATAGGCGAAATAGTTATATAGCTGTTATTGCTAGGCGTTAGATATGGATCGGCTGGGATCACTACGCAGCTGTTAGCCAGGATGGTTGCAGGTGGGTATGCGAATACCGACCAGACTCCGTTATTGGTTAAAGCCGTTGCGATGGTGCTACGCAGCGTGGTAATTGCAGCGGTAGGCATTTACCCCACCATGCTATTCGGGCTTATATACGGGGCTAGCAGGCCTCGTATTTTGCCTATCATGCTGTTACCCATGCGGTAAGGGCTAGGGCTAAAGCCATCAAGTCCTACGCCGCCTGTCTGAGATACCTGGCGCGCTTGCCATATATCTACGGCCAAGATCATCGCAGCTTGTCTAACGCTTGCTGTATTAACGTAGGTAGCAGTCTTTGTATCTGCACCTACTGCTGCGCCTGATGGCACTACGCGCCTAAAATTTTCATCTGCTGCAACCTTGGCATATTGAATAAAGCTATAGCCGCGTGGTTGCTGGTAATAATTTAACTGCATATTAAATGCAGGCAATAAATTTGTAGTGCCTGTGCTAAAAGGTAGCGTGGCAGTAATTGTGTAAGTGCCGTTAAATGTCGAGCCAGCCCCGGATATGGTCACGCTTTCGCCTGTTGTAAATAGTCCGGGGTTGGCCAACATTACTGTCGCAACGTTGCTTACCAATGCAGTCCCCACGACTGGCGCAGAATCAAACCAAAGGAAACTGTTGATCTGATCTTGCGCGGCTTGGCAGCACTCCTCGACTGTGCTATCTGAGTAAAGAGTACCGATACCTAAATTGGAACGTAGCTCGGCTACTGTCACATAACTAGCTGGCATCGGTACTCCTTACTTAGTAGGGGTCGATGGGCGAAAGGGCTAATCGCCCACCGACTATTAGGGTTATTTCTTAGGTGAAGTTGTAACGGATAATTCCCTTAGGCATCTTGGCGATTGTGGCCATATAGCCATAAATAGCCACCTGCACCTGAAGGTTGGACACGACGTTTACAGACATATATGCCTGTGGTGATTGGTAAACAGTAAATGCTTCTGGCGCAAGGATAATTGCTGAGTCATCTACTGTTGTAGTAGCTGCGAAATTCTTATCAACATATAGATCAAGACCTAGTACGTTGCCGCGAATTGAACCAGGCTGAGTCAATCCACCCGCGTTCATCGGTTGGCTGGCCGAATAAATTGGGCGACCTGTTGTATCTGATGCACCCATTAGTAGCTGCCATTGTGATCCGTTGGCGATGTAGTTCTGCGCGTAGTAACCAGTTGCCTCATAAACAAGGCGAGCAGCTTCTGATGCGTAACCAATGATGCCTGCAGATGTAGCAGCTTGTGCAGTAGTTGCAACAGTACCTGCAGTAATTAACGCAGCATTAACTGTTGTGTCAAGTGTTTTCAAATATGCATTTTGAAGTTGCTGTGTGAGCTCGGAATAGAAATTCGGATCTGATCTTTCCAAGAGCTCGATTGAGATTGTGTTCATACCTGAATACTTATTGACTGTACCTGATAGGTATTCTGTAACCATACCTGTGTTTTGTACTGCGCCTGCTTCTGCCTCGACTGTTACAACTGGTGCAACGCCTGACTGTCCGCCTGCTGATGTAACAAGTGATGGCACGTTAATTGTCATGCCGCTTGCTGGCAATACGCCGCGAGAACATGCATCGATTGATGGTGTACCAAAACGTGTATTTGTTGGGAACTCTGATAGGTACTGTGTTGGGCTAAATGCAGGGTTAGTGCTGAAAGAATCATCTGCTGCAGTCACATAAAGCATTGAATCTTGATTGCCCAGGGCAGCCTTGATCTTATGCTCTGTGTACTTAGCCATTGATGTAATCGGTGTGCGTACTGTCTGGCTGTCTAATACGGATGGGCGAATAATCTGGCGAGCTGCTTGAACTGGTGCAGCCTCGACTGGTTTTTCTGCCGGTACATCCGGTGTATCAATAGGGGCTGTAGTCACAGCTGCCTCGCTTTCGGTTTCGGTTTCGGTTTCAATCATCTCTGTATGGATGATTGTGGTTTTTGTGCTGTTTGCTGCTTCTAAAGCAGCTTTAGCGGCTGCAATATCAGTTACGGCCGCTGAATCAAAAGCAGCCGACTCCACTAGGCTTACTTCTTTCAGGACTGCAGCGGTAACTAACAGGTAGCCTTTCATCTGCTTCGATGCGGATACATCCACACCAACGGATAAGCCAGATACAAGGTTTTCCTGAGCTAGTACAAGAGCATCCTGTCCCCGGCTGCTACTTGAAATTTTAAACGATGCATACATGCCACTTTCATCATCGCTGGAATATGTAGCGCGACCTACTGGCTTTGTGCTGTCATGCTGCATTAGTAATTTAATTTTTGTTACATCTGGAATTGAAATTGATCCGCGTTCAAATACGACAGGGCCAGCGGATGTATAACCGACTTCGCCGTATGGTGCGATCTTGCCTGAGATCATGCGGCGTTCTGTATCGGCCGCCTCAATCGCGTTATTAAACGTTAAGTGCAACATTTGTAGTATCTCCTGATCCATTAGGCGTTAGCTGTTCCATAGATTGCGCTTGCGCTACATCTATCAAACCTAGGTTTAACATTTTCTCTATTGCATCTAGTCGCGCCATAGTGTCTGCGCGTAAGAAAGTTTCATCAACAGCAAAACGCACACGATTACCATGCGCGGTTATGTCATCCATGCTTAAACGATTTTCGATTGCGCTAATAAATGGCTGTAATGAGTAAGCCACGAATTCTTTACGGCCATCTAAAATATTTTGATATGTCATGCTGTTATTCATATCTGCGCTTATGTAATACGCAGGCACGTTCATCAAACGCGCAATTTCAGTAGCAAGATATTGAGATGCTTCTGTGTACATCATTTCTTTAGGACTAAAGCCGAGGTTTTGCGCTTCTAAAGTGCTAGTTAAATATGCCGTGCTGCGATTGCTACGCGCTGATTTCCATGCAGCTAACAAGCCTTGTATTTGTGCTTCTGGAAGGTCGGCCCCGGTATTTTTCAATATTGTGGTCGCTAATGGCGTGGCGGCAGATACCGCAGCAGCCTTTTGAATATCTAACGCAGATTGAATTGTACGGCCGCCAGTTTGCAATACGCCAGGCAATAATGATTGAAATGTAACTAGCGAACCAATACCACCCATAGGTACGCGAACGCCATTAACTGAGTAATACTCAACTTCATCGCCGTACTGGTTTGTAGTTACAGTAACGCGAGTATTAGGGATAAATTCAAAACCTGATGGGCGGCCATCGTCTGCATAAAGTGATGTAACGCGCCAATAACCAACGCCGTAAAATAGTAAAGCATCTACTGTGTAGGCCAAGGTAACGCTAAGCGGCTGGCGTATATCTGGTTGCTCTAACCATACCGGGGACTCTAATTTTTTACCTGTAGATTTTTTGTATAAGCCTAATTCAATGCTAGATATAACGCCTGCAATTAAATTGCGGCAACGGCTAACGCTAGGTACTTGCAACGCAGTATTGCGATCAAGCGCAACGCCATAACCATAATTAGATAGGCCGCTGTTATAGCTGTACATGCCTGCGCCGTATGTACTGTCCATGATGGCAGGCGCGTATTGGGCAGTTACCTCTGCCTTACCCTTAAACCCTAAAGTTTCCAGTAATCCCATAAGTGGGATTTTCTCAAATTGTCAAGCACATTACCGATTCTGTTCGGCGTGTCGCTAGGCGTATATCTTGGCTTCTTGCATTGGCTTAGATAGGTGCATTACGAGCATGGCCGCTGAAATTGGCGCGGCTACGCTGCCGCTGCTGCGTTTGCGGATAATACGCCAGGCGTTTTCGTTACTTTTAGCAGCTACGTTATCCATAGACTCATTTAAGAATTCTTGATCGCCGTGTACTACGCGCTGGTTATCTATGTAATCTTTGAACGTCTGGCAAGCAATATAGAACTGCGATCCTGAGCAGTCCTCTATTTTTACGCCCGAATTATGTAGGCGATCGGCAATAGCCTGTCCGGTATATTTGTCGAACAGCACTTGCTTAGGCATCCACTCATCACAATAAGCCTTTATATCTACAGCAATCTTTAGCTCATCAATAGCGCGATCTGACTCCCATGTCTTAACCAAGCTAATACCTATGCGGCCATCGGGCAGTATTGCGCCAGCCATTAGAGCTGCGTGTCGTTTAGAGTGCGGCTCAATGTCAAAGGCAAACATCGAATACATGCCAGGTGAAAGGATTAGATCAGGATCAGCGCACTGTTCCCAGCTGCCAGGTGTCCAGGGTGACAGATCCGTGCCTAACCATTTGCATAAGTTCTCAGTCATTACGGCGGTGTAATCGGATGTAGCCACTATCTCCTCGATTGCGGCTTCAGTAATTAGATAGCCCAGAGATGGGTTAGCCATCGCCCATGCGGATCGATCCCATATATCGCAGCCATCCTCGGCACTGTATTCGTAATAACCTACAGACTTAGGCGGCTTGTTTAGCGATCTTTCACGCATGTCATTTAAGACGTGGCTATCCTTAAAACCAGCATTAGATGTATAGAACCGCTGCGAATTGGTACGCGTTAAGGTCGTACTCTTTACAGCATCTAGAGCCTCTGTACCGACATGTCGCAGCTCATCGATCCATACAACATCGGCGGTTAAGCCTCTGCTGGAGTCAGCAGTCGCAGCTACTACCCGAACCTCTGCACCTGATTCTAGGATGATTCGGTTATTGCCATTAGTGCGCTTGTAAGCCTTCTCGATATTGCCGCCCTTTACCTGGCTGCGCAGAAACTCATTACGATCAATAATGCCTGCCATGATCTCAAGCGACTTAGAGGCCATAAGCATCTGCGAACTCATAATAAGGATATTCATTTCACCAAAATAGAATAAACCTGCAAGTACGCGCATACGCAGAACGTGGCTTTTACCGGACTGGCGACTGCAAACTAACAAGCTAGATTTTTTAATAAATTGATCGTTCTCATCTACGGCGCACATATCTCGCAGGATTACGATCTGCCACTCAAGTAGGGGCTGGCCGATTAACTCAGCAAGTTTAATTATGACATCTACCTTAGATTCGCCTTCCAGCCATGGCGTATGCAGTCGAGGCATCACAGCCCCTGTAAGGGCTGGTGCGTTTTCTACCAGTTCTAGTTTCATTTTCTAGAGATTACCAGTCATTGGGCCTTTGTGGACTGTTTCAACCACCTTCGGGGATAAACTGGACGAAAAGGCAGGGGGGGTAGCCGTCTGTGCTAAAAAAACAGCCTGATTACGAGATCCACGCCTACTATTGCACCTAGAGCAGCAGGCAACCATATTGTTAGGATCGTAAGCCTCTGCCTCGGTTGATCGAGATACTGGGATTATATGATCGACTGTATGAGCTGGCTGGTTGCAGTAGTAACAGGTGTATTGATCCCTAGCCAGGACTGTAAGCCTAATCGCCTTGTACTTACGTTGGCTGCGTGGGTCGCCTCGCTTAGCCATTAGTAGTGCCCAGTCTTTAGATGATAGGCCAACGCCTTACATGGTGTGCCATACCTATGGGCTATGTACTTAAGTCCGGCATCTATCTGCTTATAAGGGTTATTGATCTTTAGCTTTAATAGCTGTGGTATCCCATAAGCTGTACTGTGTTTGTTATCAGCTCTTGGATTCCACTTAGATTCTAAATACCAAAGCTGCTCTAGACATAGGTATTGCCTATGGTTAGTTAGTTTAATATGACTATAGAGTTTATATTTTTCTTTTTCTATATCATTATTATTAATCGCATAAGCATTATTATTAAGTGCGATTACAAGAATAGATTGTATCATGCCCCACCTAATCCATTTGATATTACGCGGGATCTTGGGCGTGTCATGCCTCATCGCACTCATGCTTTTCATCTGGGTTAAAGTCGCAGAAATAGCATCCTGCGTTTTGTCCACAGGTTATGCACAGATACTTAAACTGTATTGAGTCACAGCATGCGTTATACACAGCGTTATCCGCAACTGTGTAAAACTTTTCACCTAGTCGCTTAGACATACGCCTATCCCATCAGCTATAAGTATCATAGTCTTGCATGGATATACCCAACCATCACAATGTTCACAATTAACGCCGTATGAACCATCAGGCAACGTGATCTCCTGTGGTTTATGTAATTCCAATACAGCACAAATAATTAAATACGGGTGTTCTAAAGTTCTGCTGTTCATGTAGGTTGGACTTTTTGTCGCTTGTATTAGATACTCGTGTTTCATGCAGCTTCATCTCCATCGCCTTCAGTTTCTACCTGTTTCATAAGATCCTCAAAGGCAGCCATAACATCTTGTGGCGTTTTAAAGGTTTTGCTGTTTTCGGCTATGCGTTCGGCCATTTTCCAGTCATTGAGATCAGTCATTATCGCCCCTAATTGTGGCCACGATCTGCTCTACTAACGCGCCTACGGCTATGTTGTCGCATACCTGGCATACATGTAACGGCATGAACTTATGCTCGATCTCTTTAGCTAGTAGTTCCCTTAGATCCTGCAATATCGTACGCATCTCTGTATTACTCATTTATCTTTACCCCATCCAGTTCCCTTAAATATGATTGAAGGTGCGCTAAACACGCGCATCATTGGGTAGCTGCAGCATAAAGGTGCGCTGTCGCCGTGTGTGCTTACCGGGTGATTCATCTCTAGCTCTACGCCGCATTGATCGCAACGATACAAGTAACTAGGCATTTTGCACCGAATTAGGCATGACTGTATATGCGCTACTGCACTGCTCGCACTTGATAATAATGATAGGTATTACGCCATTTACCAGGTGAACCGACAGGCTCATCTCTTTGTAGTCCTCGCAGTTACAGCTGATTCTTAACTCGTTAGTCATTTAGCATGTCCTCATCCTTAGCGCGTTCACTATTGAGTAGCATCTCTATGCCCATAACGCCACAGCCTAAGCATTGAACGCAAACTACGTTAGGCGGCAAGTTAATAAATTCATCTACGATCTTGTGTGTTTGCATACCAGGGCCAATCTTGGCGCAAACCCTGCAATTAAGCCTCAGTAATGCCATATACGGACTTCCTTAGCGCATCCATCTCGAATAACTCACGTTGAGATACCCAGTAATTGCCATCAGCTGCGTTGTAATACTTGGCTTTCTTAGCCCATAGCACGGGCATCCAGCCGATAATCTGATATACCGGACTCTTATTACAGACAAGGATTGCTACATCGCTAAGCCTTGGGTAATCCTTATGTATGATTAAATGGCCGTTAATGTATTTAGTCCACTTAACCTCAAACCCTAGATTGCCTAGCTGTATGTCTGGTGCATCGTGGAAAGTATTTACAGTAGGTATAAAGTTACGGATACCCATGTACTGCGCGACTGCGATCTCTGCGCCAGCGGCTTCACTATGCTCGGCTACGAACTCGTGAAAATTGATCTTAGTGTTATATCGTCCAGCATGATCTGGCGTATTAGCCTTCTCGCCTGTGCTACGGGCAAACCCACTAGCTGCTGCCTGTAACTCCTGCGATCGATCTAAGATCACCTGGACGATCTGAGCCATCTCGGTTATAGCCATATTGGTTTGCATTGATCGCCCCGTGACTTACTGCTACAGGTATAGCCCCGGTATTTTTTCTGTGTAGTCGCACTTACGCCTTCTTTGTAAACCATACGGCCATGCGAGCAGACAGGTGCAGGATCTAATATCTCGCCACCTAATTGCGCTTTAATGTCTGCGATGCTTTCAGCTGCAGGTCGCACACTTCCCACGCCATCAACCTTTACTGCAGGTGTAGCAGTAGCCCATAGATCAACCTCTACTGCAGGCTGAGTCGCTAAGCGTTCTACCTTCTCCATGTCCTGCCGTGTAGGCCGTGCATCGCTAGGCATCAGTAACCCGATTGCTCGACCGATTGCGCTGGTGCTGCAATTTTCAATCCAAAAGTCCCTGTTTACGCCTCGATCTGATCTTTGTTCAAAGGCATAGTCAATAGCTGCCGGCACTACATCCTCATGCTCACGGAATACGCAGGCTCTAATTACTACATAACCATCTTTAACGTTTAACTCAACGATCTCGGTAGTTATGCGCCCTGAGATGTGGGTTTCGCGGAATCGCTTAATGCGGCTGTTCACATCCTCATAATTATTTAGGTCAAAGGCCATTACTTGACCACACGATCACTAGCTACACGCATACCAGCTGCGCGGCCACGATTGTAGCCATCCTTCACGCCTTCTTTGTAACCGACCGACCAACCTACAATAAACCAAGCAATACTTACCATTATTACGAATACTGCTACTTTTTCTATATCCATTTACTTCGCCCTTGTTTGGGTTAAGCCGTGCTACACCGAATTAGGTAGCCCTGCCTAACGTGTAAATAAAGGGTAAAGCCTGGGTATGACAGTTGGCAATAACCGACACGCCCTAACGGGTTAGTAACATCTCGTAGATGCTATCCACCTTGGCCTCTATGCGATCTACTCGACCCCTTAAGTTATGGCCGCCGTTATTGTCCATGCGTAATTCGCTTAGATAATACTTAACTAGATGGCGAACCAGCCCAGCCGCAAACCCCATAAGAGTACATAGTCCTATGGCTATTGCTATAAGCGACTGGGCGGCCGTCATTACTTAACGCCGAAAGTAGGATCGCTAGGGTTCATGGCTCGCAATAATGGCCCGAGCAGTCCTGCTATGAACGCGTTGCCTAGTGTCTTGTAATCTGTAATGCCGGACATGTAAAGCGCAGCAGCGCAGCTAAAAGCAGCGCGTAGGTATGACAGGCCAGCGGCCTTAGCTTGTTCTTTCATGGTCTTACTCCTAAATGCCCTTAATTGACTTGTTTCAATACTGCAATCGTATGCGTACCCGATGCAGCAATTCCATATAAGCCTTCATGATCTCCTACAGGCACTTGCATTTTATCGCCGTTATCTAGTTTGTAACCATTAGATGTAGTTACGTTAGCATCGCCTAAATAGACAGCACCGCCGCCTAGATTATGTAGCCATACTGTCTGATCCATAATATTGGCAGCTACTAATAATGTAGCCGTTGTAGTTACTGTTACTTGTGCGCTAGTCGGCATAACTTAGTCCTAACTTTTCTATCAGTTTTGCGGCTTTTACGGGGTCGATCCCCACTTCAAAATGCATTTCATCCTTGCGTGTCCAAGTACCGCCCCAATTTAGGCCGTACTTTCTACATAATGCCAGGATCATTGGTACTTTTTCAGCTGGGAACGTGCCAGCCTTGCCTAACGGATGTTTAGTCGCGTTAAGGTCAATGGCTGTACCGCTACTGTGGTTACTTAACTTGCCCGGTACGCCTCTTACATCTCGATAGCAGTAGCCCCAATCATCTAGCGCACCGCCATCGATCGGCTCGATCAATTCATTAAAGGCCTCTGCAAAAGCAACCAATAAGGGTGCAGCAAAATAGGCGCAGCGCAGCTTAACGTTGCTGCCCTTGATTGGGTAAGACTTGATACGGATCGACTCAACATCCTTAGATGCTGGCCAGCCGTTATAGCTGATTGCACTCATTTGAGCAGTAGCGCAGCTTCCTCGGCGGTTATACCTAACTTGGCCAATAGTGCGGCTTTAGCATCTGCATCGGCTACAGCCTTAGCTTTACGTTTAACTGCATCGGCCTGATCAATTTCATATTGCTTTAATTCATCGGCCGTCATTTCGCGAATAGTTTCTTTACCTGTTTCGCAGTT